ATGATAGGAGAGGTGAATAACCTTCCTTTATCTTCAAGAGAGGCCATAGGTAGAACGTAACGATTACTGGAAACGAGTTGTTCAAACTCTGATAAGTCAGAACGGTCTTCATGATTTTGTCCGAAGTCGTCGAGTACAACTATGGGTTGATTATTATAACCATCCCAATGTGAAGTTGCACAGGATCGACTGTAGACTACATCATTGAATTCCATCTCTGAGAAATAAAGTTTCCATAATCTTCTTGTCAACACCTGAACAAGGGTAGTTTTACCAGAAGCGGGAGGTCCAAAGAGACCAACCACTAATGGTTCTAGCCGAGTTGCCCCCATTTGGTTTTGGGGGTTAAGGTGGAAGGAGTGAGGATCTGAATTTAACTTCTTTCCTCTGAGATCTGAAATCAAGGTTTCCATCGCGGAACCTTTGAAGTACTGTCTCTGAGGGCGAAGTTGTTTTTCAGCCCCTCCCCTATGACGAGGAAGTTCTACTGTGGCTCGGGTATTAGGGAATACGGTTTTCTTTGGATCATATAATCCACGATCACTAATTTCCTCTCCTACTTTCTTTCCATAAAGGTAAAGTTTTCTCAAGAAGTCCTGAGGGACAATGAGACACTCTTCTTGTGGACGACAAAGAGATTCACGATGTTTTTCGTATTGCTCTTCAATCATATCAACTCCAACGGGAGCACATAAGCTCTTAGATTGGAGGATATTGAAGTACAGTCGACATCGAAGTTTAGGATTAGTTCCCAAATTTCGATCTAAACGTCGTTGTGTCTCTCTGGGGAAAATAGGAATCTGGTATTTATAAGGATCTGGTCGTTCCTGGTTCATTTGAGCAGAGAAGAGATCATTCATTGAAAATTTGATCATCTTCACATACTCTTTCTCTTTGAGGTGTTTTGGAAACACCCTAAGATAGTGAAGTAGCAGTCGAAATTTCCGGTCAGAAGTGGAATAAACATTTACCACCCGACTGGCACGACTCGACCATCCCTTGAAATACCAACGATACCCAAAGAACGATTTTTCCTTGACTTGCTTTTTTGCAGGAAATCTCACAGTAAGTCCCAAATTAAAGAGACTCATGTGAACCGCATCAGCAAGTCCAAGGGCATGTTGAAAAAGAACAGGTTCACGAATGAAGTGAAAGACAAGGGAATCAGATTGAATTCTGCATCCTATTGTCTTGGACAGATCGAGACCCAATTGGTGAAAATCCAATAGAAGGTCCTTAATCTCTCCAATCGACATATCGTGAATTTTTGTTGTTTTCCCAAGAAGTTTCTTACGATCCTTCTGTTGAAGGGAGGCTTTTTCAACAACCTTACGGATCCATATTGGATCCAGAACGAACTCAATCCCACGGAGGGTAACGGTCCGAAGGTTCGCGAACCGCTCCTGCAATTTCTGTAGGACGATTTGTTGCCTGAGACCTGGTCGGTCAACTTCTAATGAAAAAAGTTGATCTTCCAAAGCCTTTGAACACCGTTGAAGCTGTGAAGACAACTCGTCTTCACGCTGCTTACTGCGTAATTTATTACTAGCAAGTATAAGCTTCAAGATGTACCATACTCAATGTACATCTCTATATGGTCGATTAGGCTCTCAACCACACAGCAGTGGTTGACACTCTCCAATCGGTTGCCTAAGTCCACATCAAATATCAGGTTGGGGTAACACCTGACTCGATATTGTGGATATGGTTAACAACTGAAATTATAAGTGTCGTGATGCTAAATAGCATCTCTAGTC